GCGTAAGCCCGTCGTCCGCCTGTTTACATCTTCTTTGCAAGTTGAATGCTTACAAAGGATGACAAAGGTTTCAACCTCTTCTCCTGATTATATGAAGGATTGAGACCCGGTACCAAGCGAGCCTTCTTCTGTATAGAATTAAGCTCTGAAGCTGACTTCTTAGCAAAGGGGATCATATCCCTATGCCCACGTACCACGAACTTGAGAAACTCATCAAAACAAGGATCGTCTACACAGTTTTCTAATATCATATAATTTCTAATGCAGAACATGTCTGAGCTCCAGTCCTTCGGTTTATGGAACTTCTCAGGTTGAAGCATACTATTTAATCCTCTTATGGTAGGATAGTATCCTCCAAGCACCTTGTCGTCTTCTCTACTAAAGAAAGACTGATGATTCATCCGCTGTAAGAAGTGTAGTTCTTCCTTACTTACAGTTTGTTTTTCAGGATTGGCGGGAAGTCCGAATCTTCCTAAATATTCGACTAATTCGTCCGCTGTAAAATCTGCTATCCAGTAGAAATCGTCACCGATCCCCTGTCCATGAACTTTTGACATCCATGCCATAAACAGCTGCAGAACTGTCTCTGTCAATTGAGTCCAGCCTGATCCGGATGCTAGACCGTGAACGTCAATATATGCTTCCGTAGTTGAGTAAAGCAACGGAATTTCGCAGATATGCATTAATGAGCGGTACAACTTGTCCCAGTATTGCTCTTGAAATAGGTGCTTTACAATTTCGTACACCAATCGAATCTGGGCAGGTCTCATATTCGCGTCCATTTTAGTGGTGTCTCCACCATCTACTTGCTCACCATGCCATTGTCGAGTTAATGCTCTCTTGACATCTTCGTAGCCTTGCCACGGTGACAGATATGTCTGAATCCACTCCTGCGGTGAATTGCGGAGTGCGTCTTGTATTTCTTGTGAAAAGGTAAATTCGATCAAATTAACAGACATCGGAAACATCCAAACCGGTCTAAGCTTTCCATTGTATTGCCTAAACAGAATGATCGCCGGATATTCGTACGCGAGTTCAGTTTCTGCGTCTTGAATCTCCTCTTTAATAACCGTGGTTCTCTTCACAAATCGCGGAAACCCTGAATTGGAGGTCAGAGTGTCCCTTTCATTCATATCGTCAATTACTGATTCGAAGCGCTTAGGGCGTGCTCGGTGGAAACGAGTACCGAAGGCCTCTCTTGCGAACTTTTCAGTATACTGAAAATACTGACTGAGTGCCATTTCATCATTGTATTTGCTTGGAGAGAATAGCGGTTCAATAACTTCCTGACATTCTTTGCTCTCAATGGGAGGAACTGCCCCTTGGGGTCCGAACTTTTCGACTTGTTTAAGGTCGAACTGGTTGAATTCATTTCCGAGTTCAGATTTATTATTGGCAGATTCCATTACTGGTATCCATTTCTGCAGAATGTCATTAGCATCCTTACCCTCGTACAACCAAGAGCGCGGAGTTGCGTCTCTGCCCCTACTTAAGTTTTCAAGATAGTGGGACAAAGAATGATTCGCCATAACGAGTTCTTCGTTTGTGCGACTAAGATGTTTACTTTTCATAGTTAATCCTCCTTCTTTATGAACTCATTACTGTAAACTACTTACGCTTACTTAAGTAATGGTCTAACCCAGTAGATATCGTTACAACCGGTACGTGGTGTTTTACTGCTAATTGCTCCCAATCAGCAACCCACTGTTCAGCTGTCTTCTCGTCAACTTTAAGTTTCCGAGCGCTGTACTTAACATCCTTGGGCAAGTAAACTTTTGTGATTTTCATCACATCCATTAACTTAGGTTCATTGGTTAACACAATGTACCCTTGATCTGCATAGAATTTTGCTAAATCAGCAAAAGGCCGCAGCAGCTTAGCCTCGTCTTCTTTCTTTACACCAAGTGCGGATCGAAAGAAACCAAAGTCCAAATCAATGTAGCGTGATTCTCGCTTTGCTAAAGGCGTTTTTCCTAATCCAGGAAACGCTAACAAAACCATCTTGGATTACTCCTTTCTTAAGATATTTG